AGAATGTATGAGACTCCTACATCTAGAGCATACAAAGGTATGGCATCTATGTTAGATAGATTAGCTAGATATATGGAAACTACCCAGATTACTGCAGGTAGAGATGGAAATATTAATTCATTAGTAGCTGCAGCCAAAAACTTTGATCAGATTAGAGCATCATTTAAAGGAGTCTATAAAGATCTTCAGGATGAACAATCTAGTAAAGTAAGAGGTGGAATCGGAATGGCATATGACCAATAACTATGAGTGAAATCTATCAAGACATACCAACCTATGATAACGGACAATGGACAACCACAAACTTTGACTCCAGAGAGGACTTCAGCAACTTCATATTTGGAGTTTTCAAGGAACCTGGTAAGTACGGCTTCAACGACACTACTAATCAGATATTTATATCAGAGTCCAACAAGTTTAGAAGTGATGGAGTATATTGCACAGCCCCCTTTAAGTCTAAGGACTTTGTAAACTATTGGGATGACCAAAAGCAAAAATGTAGAAAAGGTATTATTGTAAAAGATAGTACTAACACATGGTTTCTTGCAAGAGAGTACTACATGTGGCTAAACTTCTTACCAATCTTTGATAAGGAACAACAAAAGTTTGACTTTGCAAAAATCAGGGATGCACAGTATCACATGGCTCTTTATGAACTACTAGCAGAGTTAAACTATAAACATGTAGGTATTCTAAAGAAACGTCAGATTGCATCTTCATACTACCATATGGGTAAACTTATAAACCAGCAATGGTTTGAACCCGGAGTTACTCTCAAGATTGGTGCATCACTTAAGGATTATATAAATGAGAAAGGTTCATGGAAGTTCTTACAAGAATATGCAGCATTCTTAAATGAGCATACAGCATGGTATAGACCTATGTCTCCAGACAAGGTAATGATGTGGCAACAGAAGATTGAGGTAAGAAAAGGAGATAGAAAAACAGAAGTTGGTCTCAAGGGTACTATACAAGGTATGTCATTTGAGAAAGATCCAACAAATGGTGTAGGGGGTCCAGTAAAATACTTCTTCCATGAGGAGGCAGGTATTGCTCCAAAGATGGATCAGACATATGAGTATATGCGTCCAGCCATGAGATCAGGTATGGTTACTACAGGTATGTTTATTGCAGCCGGATCTGTGGGTGACTTGTCTCAGTGTGAACCACTAAGAGACATGATCTTGAATCCACTTTCAAAAGATATTTATGCAGTTGAAACTGATCTTATTGATGAAAAAGGTACTACTGGTTTGTCAGGATTGTTTATTCCTGAGCAATGGTCAATGCCTCCCTATATTGATGACTTTGGTAACTCTCTTGTAGCTGAAGCTCTAGAAGCTTTAGATAGACAGTTTGAGCAGTGGAAGAAAGAACTTAATCCAGAAGATTACCAACTTAGGATATCTCAGCACCCAAGAAATATTAGAGAAGCATTTGCACATAGATCTGTATCTTTATTTCCTACTCACTTGGTTGCTGCACAGCAGAGAAGAATTGAAGAGAAAGAATATGCTTATGAGTTCTTAGATATCTTTACTGATGATACTGGTAAAATTACTGTGAGATCTACAGATAAACAACCTATTAAAGAGTTTCCGGTATCTAAGAAGCTAGAAGATAAAACTGGAACACTTGTAGTATGGGAGAGACCAATTAAAGATCCTACATTTGGTCAGTACTATGCTTCTATTGACCCCGTGTCAGAAGGTAAGACTACAACATCAGAATCACTCTGCTCTATTTATATTATGAAAGCTCCTGTAGAAGTAACTAAAGTTACTATGGGAGAAACAGAAACATACATAGAACCAGATAAGATTGTAGCTGCTTGGTGTGGTAGATTTGATGATATTAACAAGACTCACCAAAGACTAGAGTTAATTATAGAGTGGTACAATGCCTGGACAGTAATTGAGAATAACATCTCATTATTTATCCAGTACATGATATCCAGAAAGAAACAGAGGTATCTTGTACCTAAGAGTCAGATCATGTTCTTAAAAGATCTTGGTGCAAATGCTAATGTATTCCAGGAGTATGGTTGGAAAAACACAGGCACATTATTTAAAGCACACTTGTTAAGTTATACTATTGAGTACTGTAAAGAAGAACTAGATGTAGAAACTAAAACAGATGGTACTATTGTACGGACTAAGTACGGAATAGAACGTATTCCAGATCCTATGTTGCTTAAAGAAATGCAAGAATATGCAGATGGTGTCAACGTGGATAGACTTGTTTCATTTGCAGCCCTAGTTGCATTCATGAGAATACAGCAAGCTAACAGAGGTTACTCTAAGAGAGTTATCATGGATGATGCTTCTAAAAACTTGCAAAAGTCAAATAATTTGTTTAAATTAAATAGAACCCCGTTCCGTCATATGGGACAGGGGTCTAAAGTTATTAATGGGCAAGTTTTTAATAAGTCAGCTTTTAAAAACTTTAAATAGTAGATATGCAGGTATATAATGCTTTACAATTAAAAAAGGGTGCTAAGGTTGAGCAAAACAGACTTGGTAGTGTTATGCAACCACTTCAGTTCGTACCTGAGAAAGAGAAGGACGATGAGTGGGCAGCCTGGAACTTAGACTGGTTAGAATGGAACGGTCTAAAACAAATCCGTAGAAATGCCCGCAAGTTAATGAAGAACTACAAACTTGCAAAGGGTATCATTGATAGAACTGACTATATTATAGAAGAGAACAATGAGTACAAAGATGTTGTAGAGCTACTTACTAAAGATGATCCCTCAGTACTAGAACTAAAGTTCTATCCCATTATTCCAAATGTTGTTAATGTTCTTGTAGCTGAATTTGCTAAGAGATCTACTAAGCTTACATATAGAGCTATTGATGAGCATTCATATAATGAGATGCTTGAGCAAAAAAGACAGATGGTAGAAGATGCTCTTATGGCTGATGCTCAGATGAAGATTGTTACTGCTCTTATTGAGCAGGGTTTAGATCCAGAATCAGAAGAAGCACAAGCAGAACTTGCTCCAGAAAAACTTAAAACACTTCCTGAAATTGAACAATTCTTTAAAAAGAGTTATAGATCAATGGTTGAAGAATGGGCAACCCACCAACATAAAGTAGATGTTGAGAGATTTAGAATGGATGAACTTGAAGAAAGAGGCTTCCGTGATATGCTCATTACAGATAGAGAGTTCTGGCATTTCCATATGATGGAAGATGATTATGAAGTAGAACTTTGGAATCCTGCTGTTGTATTTTATCACAAATCTCCAGATGCAAGATATATTTCTCAAGGTAACTGGGTAGGTAAGATTGACATGCTCACTGTATCTGATGTTATTGATAAGTATGGATATATCATGACAGAAGAACAACTTGAGGCACTTGAAGCAATTTATCCTATTAGATCTGCAGGTTATAATATTGGTGGACTACAGAATGATGGTGCATTCTATGATGCTACCAAAACTCATGACTGGAATACCAATATGCCATCACTTGCATATAGACAATATACTTCTGCTGTAGCAGGTTCGGTACTTCAGTCAGGTGATATTATAAACCAGATCTTATCACAAGGAGAAGACTACTTTGATCAAGGTACAGCATTCTTACTTAGAGTAACAACAGGTTATTGGAAGTCTCAGAGAAAAGTTGGACACTTAACTAAAGTAACTGATACAGGAGAAGTATTAACTGAAATTGTTACTGAAGCTTATAAAGTAATTGACAAACCAGTATATGATACAAGACTCTTTAAGAATAAGACAAGAGATAATGTAATCTTTGGAGAACATATTGACTGGATCTGGGTAAATGAAGTTTGGGGTGGTATTAAGATTGGTCCAAACTTACCTTCATTCTGGGGTATGAATAATCCTGGTGGATTCTCTCCAATTTATATTGGTATACAGAATAACCATATTGGTCCACTTAAGTTCCAGTTTAAAGGTGATAACTCATTGTATGGTTGTAAACTACCAGTAGAAGGTTCCGTATTCTCAGATAGAAATACTAAGTCTACTGCTCTCATTGACTTAATGAAACCATACCAGATTGGATACAACATTGTAAATAATCAGATTGCAGATATTTTAGTAGATGAACTTGGTACTGTAATCATGCTTGACCAAAATACTTTACCTAAACACTCACTTGGTGAAGACTGGGGTAAGGGTAACTATGCTAATGCATATGTGGCAATGAAGAACTTCCAGATTCTTCCTCTTGATACTTCTATTACAAATACAGAGAATGCATTAAACTTCCAGCATTTCCAGAAACTAGATCTAGCTCAGACAGAAAGATTAATGTCAAGAATTCAGTTGGCTAATCACTTTAAGCAACAAGCATATGAAGTAATTGGTGTTAACCCACAAAGAATGGGACAACAGTTATCTCAGATGACTGCTACTGGAGTAGAACAAGCTGCTGCTGCATCTTATGCACAGACAGAGATATTCTTTATCCAACACTGTGATTATCTAATGCCTAGAGTACACCAAATGCGTACAGACCTAGCTCAGTATTATAACTCAACTAAACCATCTGCAAGACTTACATATATTACAGGTGCAGATGAAAAAGTAAACTTTGAAATTAATGGTACTGATCTCTTAATGAGAGATCTTAATATTTTCTGTAGCACTACTGCAAACCATAGAGCTGTTCTTGAACAGTTAAAATCAATGGCTATGCAAAACAATACTACTGGTGCATCTATCTATGATCTAGGTAAAGTTGTTCAATCTGAATCTGTAGCTGAACTTAGTACAGCACTTAAAGATTCTGAAGAAAAACAACAAGCTCAGAAACAACAAGAAATGCAACAGCAACAAGAAATGCAGCAACAACAAATTCAGTCTCAACAACAAATTGAGAAGATGAAACTTGATGCTCAAGCTATGGAGAAAGAAAAAGATAGACAAAGAGATATCTTGGTTGCAGAAATTAGAGCAGCTGGTTATGGTTCTATGGTTGATGTTAACAAGAACATGCAATCTGACTATGAAGATGCTATGAAAGACATCAGACAGTCTGAACAATATCAACAACAAACAGATCTTCAAAGAGAGAAACAATCTAATGAAAACATGAGACAATCTCAGAAGATGGATCTTGAGAGACAGAAGTTACAAACTCAGAAAGAAATAGCAGATAAACAACTACAAGTAGCAAGAGAAAATAAAAATAGATTTGATAAAAAATCTTCTGAAAAGAAATAGATAATGGCTAGCTATATAGTCCAAAAAATTATCATTCCTATTTTAAATATTTGAAGTTTAATTTGTATATTAAATTATAAACAAAACCAACAGTAATGGAAGAAACCAACAAAAAACCTGAAGATCAGGTCCAAGACTCTACAACGGTAGGTCAGGTAGATGTAAACATTGATGAACTATTTGGAATGCCTGGGGCAGAAAACGTAATGTTACCCTCAGATAATGATAGTTCAGATGATAGTCCAAAGTCTGTGTTTTCAAAACCACAGGATTTAGACACCACGTTCCTTGACAAAACAGATGATAGTTCTGATGCACCTGCACCAGTATCTGCAAAACAAGTTGATGAAGCAATTGCTCAACTTGATGACATGATTAGTCAAGAAGAAGAAACTGGTAACAAAGGAAGACCTAAAGTAGATAAGTCTGGTCTTTCTGAGTTAGCTCTAAAGATGATTGAAGAAGGTACACTTATTCCTTTTGATGATGACAAACCATTAGAAGAATATACTACTAAAGACTTTAGAGAACTATTTGAAGCTAACTTCCAAGAAAGAGAGAATAAAATTAGACAAGATACTCCAAGAGAGTTCTTTCAATCTCTTCCTGAAGAACTTCAAGTAGCAGCTAAATATGTAGCTGATGGTGGTACAGATTTAAAAGCTCTTTTTAGAACTCTAG